AGGATTATATCTTAATCTCTTAGTATATCTTGCTAAGTCTTTTCTTTCTAGTTCTGTTAAGTTTCTTCTTCTAGCCATTCTATTCTCCTTTTCATTTATGTTAAATTAAAACATCTTTTTCAAGTATGCAAGTCTTTTTTTACTTTTATTTAATTACTTTAAACCAATCGTTATAATCAACGTGTTCACTTTCTATATATTCTTCTGCTATACCTCTATCTGATTCTGTTGTGTTCCATAGTATAAAATTATCTATTACACTAATTAATAATTCTTCAACTTCTGTAAAAGGTTTTCCTTTAATTTGTTCTTTTTTCATTTTATAAATCCTCCCCATCAATTTTATCCATTATATCTAGCATAATCAATTTTGCAAGTTTAGATTCTGTTTGACAAGTAGAGTATTTATTTCTATGTTGGTCTAAAATGTCATATAAAATTCCCCAACCATTTCTTTTTGATGTATAACCATCATCATAATTTATCGTGTATTTTTTTTCTAAATAGTTCATTCTATTTTCCCTTTCGTTTTTTTACCTCATCATTGTTGATGATACTATAATTTACGAAATCTTTTTCAATTATGCAAATGTTTTTTTTCACGTCAATAAAATAAATTAATTAAATAAAGTTCTTGCATTTAATATTTTAGCAATCTTATATTTGTTACCCAATATTGTTTTTGGTTTACAACTCTTTGCGATATTGGTTATAAAATCGGTTACAAAGAGGGGTTTGAACATAGCCGAATCGTTGGGATTAATCGTAATAGACGAGTTCATTAATAAAATATTACGAGCCGTATGACGAGCCACTAATGTGGGGGTTATAAAGGCAATCAACCTCTAAGAATAATCTTAGGGGTAAGGGATTGCCATACTCAAAACCAAATATAAGGGTTATAATATTAGTTATTAACATTCCAATATGGAAATAAGTTTAATAATTGAATTAATGTAAATGTTTTTAAGTAGTTATATTCAGTAATATCAAAAATGTTATAATCATTTGTGCTTTCATACATACAAATATTTTCTTTGATTTCTTTTAATGATTTTACTTTACCATAAACACCTGTAAGATTGTTATATAATTTCATTTTTTACTCCTATATTTAAATTCAAAATCATCTATATCTTCAATACAAGAACATATTTTTTCTTTGTGTTCATCATCATACTCATCACAACAAACTATATTTTTATATCTTTCTTTATTATTTTCTTCTAACCATTTTTCTGGATTATCTGTTGTTCCACAATAGTCTACTGCTCCTGTTATATGTCTATAATAAATATCAAATTTCATTTTATTCCTTTCTATTAGTTATTAAAATGGTATATCTACTATACCACTATCATTATATTCTGCCCATTTGCTTGTATTAAACTCTATAAACTCAATTTCCCAATAATCTGCACAGAAATCTAATGTCATATCTTCATATTTATACATTTCAGTTTCGCCAAACTCATCTCTATCATGATTTATTAATTGTAACAAATGCTCTCTTATTTCTTTTTCTGTATAAGGTTCTTCCCAAGTATAATCCATAAAATTACAACCTTGTAAATCAATTACACTATATTTTTTCATTTTTATTCCTTTCTATTAGTTATTATTCATTTTTTTTTGGAAATTCTATTTTTTCTACTAAGTTAATAAAATCTTGTTCACCTAACTCTATCAATCTATCTCTAAAAGTATTTACAATCATTGTTAATCTTAACTCATTATCTGTCATACAAAACTCCCTCAATTTTTATCTCTTTATCAGATAATTCAATATTATAATCTTCTTTAAATTGTTCTTTCAGTTTTATAATAAAATCCTCCTTACTATTTGCTTCAAAACTTGTTCCCCAACTTACATTCACTTCTGCATAATAATTTTTCATTGTCTATAATCCTCCACTATATCCCAATCTTCCATTAGATGTTCATCAATATCATATAAAAAATATCCAGTATCACAATTTCCTGGTGGATATTGTCCTTTACAAGCCGTATATACTTTTATAAGTTCATATCCGTCTTCTGTATGATACACATCAATAATTACTTTTTCTTTCATTTTCCTGTCCTCCAAAATCTATATAATAGTTTTTCTGTTTTACCTAAGTTATCAATAGCAACTTGTCTTTCCATATCGTATGGTAATAATTCATTAATATCTACAATCTCTTGATATGCCGACTGAAAATTATCATACAATTCTAATCTCATATCGCTTGTCATTTTTTTCATAAAATTCTCCATTCTTTTATAAGTTTGCAGTATAAGGTATTATGTTGTTTAAACTTTCCGTAAAATCTTAAAAGATAGCTCGTAACTTTACATTATTAACCTCATAATGAGGGGTTATTAGATTTTATAACGAGTAGTCAGTTACCACAACATAATAATAACAATTATGTTATCTCTCCGAGCCTTATACAATTCATTTTTTTTGTTGGGGAAAGGGGATTTTTAGACGAGAACCCCCAAAACTCGCAATCTTACATTTGGTAAGAGTTAAATAATCTCTCGGCTTGTTCTTCCCCAAATCTCTCATCAACCACATTACATATAATACCAATCATATTGTGTCCAAATTGAGTTCCCATTAGTTCTGCACACTCATTTTCAAGTTCTTCAAGTGTTGCCGTTTGTAAGTTTAATCTAGCCATTTTCATTCTCCTTTTTTTGTTTGTTGTTATGTGGTGTTCCTAACATATCCTCTACCATTTTAAGTAAGTCAAAAGGCTCACCAAGTTTTTTCCAATCTGTTTTTTTATTCTTGCTCATAATTCCCTTTCTGTTTATACTATAATTTACGACATTGTAAATATATAAGTCAAGTATTATTTTACATTAATGTTAAATTGATTCCTTTAACATTTTTATTCTTTTAATTGCTTCATCAAGTCCTTCAACGTAACCTTCGGCACTTTCTATTTTTCTGTCTATTTCAAACATTTCTTCTGAAATTTCCCAAGTGTCTAACATACGTTCAAAGTTTGAATCTGCTTCTTCATATTCATTATACCAATCTTTTATTGCTCTTTTTATGAAACCCTTGTCATCTTCTAATCTGTTAATAACTGCTTGTATTTTTCTTTTCATCATCTTAAATCCTTTAATTTTAATACCTCATAATTAAGGTGTTTACCTACATAATTTATATGTTTTGACGTGGTAGATGACCACCAACCTAAAGGTTGTATAGTTTTAGTTATATGACATATTCTCGCCACATTTGTTAAGTAACTAAATACAAAGTCATCACTCACTAATAAATTCTCTCTATATCTATCTAGTTTTTTTAATTTCTTTAAATCGTATTTCATATTATCCCCTTTTTATTGTTCTTCTAATCTTTTCATAAATTCAACTATCAAATCGTCAATGTAATAATCAAAAGAAAAATTTATTGCTCTCAATTTTATAATTTTGTCCATTGATAATTTGCCGTCTATTAAGTCCATAGTATTCTGTAAAGCAAAATCATATAATTCTTGTTCACTCATATTATCCCCTTTTTACTCTTGATTTTAAAAATTTTACTGAATCAGAATATAAATCCTCATTCTTTTTTTTATGCTCTCTAATATAATCTTCTACAAATTTATCCATATCATCAAGCCACTTTAATAATTGTTCTGTATTATAATTGTCTTCCATTATTTATCCCCTACAATATCATAAGTATCATACCCAACTATAACTTTAAATCCTTGTTCATTCCTACGTCTAAATAATTCATATACTTCATCATCATCATTTAAACCATTTGCAAATCTATCATTTATTCTATTTATTAATTGTTTATTATTTAAATGTCTAAATGAATATTTTATTTTTTGTTCTAATGTTTTGCTCATATTATAATTTCCCCTTGTTTTATTATACCTTAATTTACAACCTTGCAAATATATAAGTCAAGTATTATTTTTACTTTTTTGTAAATAATTATTAGTTATATAAAATATAATTCATTATTTACTTCAAGAGATACGGCTTCTTGCTTCATCTCATCTTTTAAATTTTCGCAATAATCTACTACATCATTTATAGATTTTTTAAAATCTTTTGACGTACAATAACTTTCACAAATTGTAACTTCTTCTTTTATAAGTTTTTTATTACTAGATATAAAAGTACCTATCGCATTATAACTAGTACTACCACCAAATAAATTTGATAATTCTTTTAATGTTTTATTAACTTGCTTTTTATTATCTATTTTATTATCTACATCAAATGTACTAGGTACATATACCCTTATATTATTATCTAGTTTAAATTTGTTTTTTAATTTGTTCATATTTTCCCCTTTGCTATTTTAAATTTTTTGGACTTTTTTTATAAGAGAAAAGCCCAAAACTCTTTATTATTTACATATCATTTATAAGTTGCTTATAATAAACTTGTACATAATTTAATTATAAGTCTTTTTGGTTATTTTTTAACTATTTAAATTTACAAACAAGTAAATATATATGTCAAGTCTTTTTTTTACTTTTATGCAAATTTATATATAATACCCTTCATTAATTAAATTTTCATTTAATATATTTAATTGACTTTGACTATATATATAATTATCATTTATATAATTAATGTCGATTTTATTAATTGGTATATGATTTATATTATGATATACCAATATATACAATTCATATTTATCTTTTTTTCTAATATCTAATTTCATATTTTCCCCTAACTTTAATTTACCCCTAAATTTACAAACTTGTAAAGATATATGTCAATAGTTGTTACAATTTGTTACAACAGGCAAAACGTGCAAAGGGGTAAATAAATATTTGCATACAACAAAAATATTTAAAAGTCAAGTATTATTTTTTTTAGTTGCACGTTATGCACGTCAATCCTTGTAACTACCTTATTTTTAAGGGAAAAGTAGGATTTTGATTTTTAGGTATTGACACTAAGGTAAAGTAAAAAAGTGTCTAAAAAGGGGTATTTTGGGGCTTATTTGGCTATCATTGACGAGGACTAAGTATTTCCCGTCGTGAAAAGAATTATTTAAAAAAAAGTAAAAAAAAACCTTGACTTGTATTATTTAAGTTTCGTAACTTTAGGTAACTTTAAAAGGGGAAAGAATGAAAGACAATTTAAAAGAATTAAAATTAAAAGATAGAATTAAAAAAAGTGAAAAAGAACTTTTAAAAAAATATGGAAAAAATTCAATCTTTCCATATGTTAAAAACAACTAAAAAAAAAGGGGAAAAAATGAAAAGAAGAACAAACAAGGCGATAATTTTAAAGCCAATAAGAAAAGGTAAAACAAATTACACTTTGAATTTAAAAAGAGATAAAAGTCTAGTAAAATTTGAAGGCGTATTAAATCGAATTATGGATATTTCAAGGGGGGTAAGATAAAATGAAATTAGAAGAAAAAAATGAAATTACTTTAACTAAAACAATTACAAATGAAAACATAAATAATTATATGGTTGCTTGTTTTGAAGGTGGGAGTAATTATTGGATTGATAAAGTTGATGTAACAAACGGAGATTTTAAAGGTGGTAAATATGCGTCCGACGTTTTAGGGCTTGGTGGTATGTTAGAGATTGTAACGGATTCGAGCCGTATATTAATTGATAAAAACTCTATACTAAGAGCCCTAAACCACTTAAACAATATTGGTTATAGGAAAGTATTAAATAGGTTGTTAGATATGGAGTACGATTCAGGGGATACAGATGTATTGTTACAGGTTGCTTGTTTTGATGATGTTATTTATGGTTAAAAGAGTAAAAAATGGTAACGGGGGGGCTAACTTCCCCCCCTTCCCCAATTCTTAAAACTACCACACCAACCCCCCCCAAGCGTATGAGTTACACATCAGCGTCGTCGGATACCATTCCACAAAAAGTGTAAAAAAGAAGTACCATATACCCCAATTCAAAAAAAAGTTTGCAAGAAGTACCAAAATGTACTAAATTAAAGCCTATGAGCACGTCTATAGCAAAGAAAAAACCCCAAAAAGTACTAGCCATCGAGTTGTTTGCATTAAACCCTAATATGACCATTAAAGAGGTTGCAGCTAGGGTAGGTGTTGCAGAACGCTGTGTAAGCAAGTGGCGTGAAGATGGAAACTTTATAGATAAGATATATGAGAGGTATATGACTGAGTTTGGTAGTCAGTTACCTGCTGTTATTAACTCTATGGTTAGGGAAGCTAAACACGGAAACGTACAGGCTGCTAGGCTTGTATTGGAGCATAGTGGTAAACTAGTTAAGAACGTCAATATTACAGTAGATAGTCCTTTTGAAAAGTTTTTAAAGACTGAAGATATAGAAGAAGCTGATTATGTTGAGGTATTAGATGATGTAGTTATTCCTGAAGATTTACCACCTAGAGAGAAGCCTATGAGTATTAAAGAGGAAAGGGTTGTGCTTAAAAAGGTAATAGATAAAGAGTTAAATAAAAAGAATCGTAATGAGAAACGCCGAGAGTGGTATGCTTGGAAGAAAAGAGCTGAAGCTGTTGGTATAGAGCCATTAAAGGCTAAAAGACCTACTAAAGGTCAAAGAAAAGAATGGGAGTTATCTATTATTGCTGCTGAGGAATCTATTTAATATATTTACTTATAATATACTTTAACGTCACGAATATAAAAACAACCCCAACAACACTTATTACATCAACAAAATGATTGCCTGAATCGCTTTCTATACTACCCATAGGAGTTACTATTGTCATCTTTTTTGTTTGCTTAGTCATTGTCCATACCACCTTTTTCCATCATTCTTAAAAATTTGTCTTTTAATCCGTTACCTGAAAGTCTTGCGATTATTTCTACTTGTGCTTTAAATATACCATTTAACTTTTTTTGTTCCATTTGTACCATTTTTTGTTGGTCAATAAGTTTAATAATAATACCTTCCAACCTCTTGAAGTCTTGGTCTAGTTCTGTCATTAGAGTTTCCTGTATGAACCTGTTTTGTTTCCATATAAAGAATCCGAACGCTATTGTCATCGCTACTGGTATTCCAAATTGTTCCAATATTGTAAAAAAATCCATTATTCTCCATTAAGCTATTCCCATAAAGGGTATTGTATTACTTTCCATTAAATCGCACATTTGCTTATAAGTATCTTTTTCTATCTCTACCAATTTATCTTCTTCACTATAAAATTCTCTTTGGTATTGTTCATCTTTAATGTCTTTAGCTAAGTAATCAATGATGATATTGATTTTTTCGTGCATACTAATTACGTTTTTAAGTAATATTTCTATTTTTTCTTTTTCAGACATACTTACATCCTTCCTATTTCATCCATATAACGCCTTCTAACCCTTCTATCTATCTTTCGAGCAATAGAATCATCGGCAAAATAAGCTATAAACTCTCTTGGTGGTACAGTTCTATCTACAAACTTAAAAGCTCTAGCGTATTTACTATTTGCCACCTGATAACCTTCTCTATGGTATTGTCCATAAGATGCAAAAGATACACCTCTATTAGTAGGTTTAATACTATCTCTTAAATTCCTACTAAAAAATAAAGGTTTCATCGCTTTAGCTCTTTTCTTAATACGTTCTCTATGGTCTTGTGTAGATACTTCAAGAGCAGGTGTTACTTTACCTTGTGTGATGTATTTTCTTGATTCTTCGGCAATTTCTTCTGCGTACAATCTTATAAGTAAATCCCTAGACTTTTTACTAGCAATTTTTTTTACTAACTTATCTACTCTCAGGTTGCTCGTTATTTTGAACATTATTGTTTCCTTGTGGTTGGTCTAACTCGTTCTGTTGTAATTTAATACTTGCCTCTTGAATAGACAAGTCTTTATTGTATTCAACCATAAGTTCTGCCTTACTTATAAGTCCTAAATTAAGCCTGTGCATATCAAGAGCTATTTGGTCTTGTACTGTCATTGGGTATTCAGGCTCATTAAAGTCTATTTTCAGGTTATTTGGTAAGTTTACGCCAAAACTAGATGCTAAAATTTTCTCTATATCATACATTTTATGTTCATATAGGTTAAATAGAGCTAAATCGTCTTGATAATCTTCAAATCTTTCTAAATCTTTGATTTTTAGAGCAATACCACTAGGTGTTTCGCCACCATCTTGTGCAAATTGTACATATAAGTGATTATTTTGTGCTACAAGCTCCATTTGGAACTTAACATTCTCAATAACCTTAATTATATCGCCTGATGGTGATTTTATGTCATAATTTGCGTCTGATGGCAATTCTAAGATAACATCTGACCCAAATCGCTGTCTATTTCCTAAATCTGCACCTGAAACTACAGGTTGTCCAAACATTTGGAATCTAAGACCTAATTGCATTTCAGTCATTGTAATATTTATATGCTCATTAGCTGAAACTATGTCATTTGCACCTTCAACGTAAAAACTATCTGTTTGATGTTCTCTATGAGTAAAAACAAAAGGTAAAACACCATATCCGTGTGCATTTTCTTCTAAAATATTGCCATCTTCGTCAAAAATAACATATTCTTCACTATTCCAATGAATATATTGAGTAGAATCTGATTTTGATGAATCTTCTGTGTAATTCATTAAAGGATAAGATATTGCAACAGGTTTAAAAGGGTCATTTCCAAAGAAAGGGTGGAAATAATATACAGGTTGATAGTTAAAGTAAGGGTTTTCTGTGTCCATATAGACAATTCTTGTTGCAATAGTACCAATAAGGCGTGTCATACGTTCAATATGTTTCATTTTAGTGTCTTTTAGCTTAGTAAGGGCAGAATATTTGTTATTTACGTTCCTAGAAGCACCAACTGTGTAAATTCTTGACATTTTATTGATAAATTTCTTGGTAATGTTCGATTGATATGGTGGAACTTCTCTAAATGCCTCCAAATCAAACTTTTCTGCTATATATTGAGAGGTATTGTTACCATTATAGTAATCTAACAACTTATTTACATAACCTTCTCTTTCTTTATGGTTAAATACCTTTAAATTTTCTAAACTTTCTTGAATAATATCCTGAATCATTACCTTTGCCTCACTTTAATTTGTTTGTTCTTTATCGGAAAATGATTTATAAAAAAGTACCTTAACATATCACAAGCGTGGTCGTGATAGCCGTCTTTTATTGGTTCTTGTTTAAGTGGTTTTCCGTCTTGTGCTTCAGGGTATCTATAACCCTCTAAATCTTCTGCCATACCCATACAATTATTATTTAAATGTAAATATCTGTCGCCATTAGCATTTTCAATAAAACTTCTAACGTGATTTATACCTGCTGATATACTTCTTGATGGTTTATCTGTTATTGTATTCACTAAAATTCCATTTTTTCTAAAAATCTCTATATCTCCTACGCCTGATTGTCCTTGTGCTTGTAATCCTGCTGGGTCGCCATAATACTTAACAGTTTGGTATCTTTTGTTTTTTATTATTTTGGCAAGTTCATCAGTTTTTATATTTGTTTGATGTATTATTTCGTCAATCATATTTATATGCCATTGTCCATTGACACGATACGTTTGAAACCATCCCACAGCACACATCCTGTACCCAAAATCAATACTACAAAAAGTAGGAAGATGTGGATTGTAAGGATAGTAACCGACATCGAGATTCCTATCAAAAGGATAAACCCTACCTTCAAAGCTCGTAAACTGTGCACCATACTCTTGGTCAAATATCTCTTTAGACATATTACGCTTTCTTTCAATGAGAAAAGTGTCATCCTTCCCATCAGGAAATGCGAAATTATTATCCCAACTTGGTGCTTGATGTGATTCCCATAGTTCATCACTTTTTCCCAACAAAAACAAATCATATAACCAATTAAACCCTTCAGGTGTTGATATGAATATTCCTTTGCCTTTTCTATCAGATAATGTGGGAGATAAATACATATCCCAAATTCTAGGTCTAACCTTAGCTGCCTCGTCTACTATCAGCAAATCTAACCCTTCACCTACAAGTGAATCAGGATTGTCTGCTGATTTTGCTTCTACAGTAGTTCCCCACTTGAATTTGATATATCTTTCTTTCTCACTAGCCTTTTCTATATCGTTTTGATGTCCTTTAACCATAAGATTCCATACTTCTCTAAACATCAAGTCAGCTTTATCATACGAAAGACCTACAAGCCATATACGTTTGTTCGGCAGGGAGGCGTAGAATGTCGCTTCCATTGCCGATGCCGTAGTCTTCCCGAAACGCCTCCCACAAACCATTACAAAAAACCTTGCCGTTTCTTTAGTAGGAAAATGAAGTTTATTTTGCCCATCGTGTGGTGTGTAGTCTAAAAATTCAAACCATTTTTTTTTATATTTATATAAATCTTGCATTTTTCTACAATATTAATTTAAGTTATAACGTATGTAAAATACAAGATATTGTATTTTGAGATAAAAAAACACAACATATAGGAGGGCAGTATGTCCGAAGAAACAAAAGTATCTAATGAAGCAGTAGTGGATAGTGGTACAGAAGATGTTACTCAAGAAGTTGCTCAAAATGAGTACATAGCAGAAAGCAAGAAGTATAGAAAAAGAGCACAGGAAGCTGAATCACAATTAGCTAAACTCCAAAAGACAATAGCAGCACAAGAAGAAGAAAAACTAAAACAAAAAGAAGATTTTAAAACTCTTTATGAAAAAGTTGCTTCGGAAAATGCAAATCTTACACAAGATGCAGAAAGATGGAAATCTTACGAATCTAATAAAAGAACAGCATTACTTGATAGGCATCCTGAAGATGAAAGAGAATCTTTATCACGACTTGATTTAGAAACTCTTGAATATGTAACTAACAAAATTTCAAAACC